CTGGCGTACCTTCTTCACTCAATGAGCTAGAAGCTACAAACGATTGATCAGTAAACCTTGGGTCAGCGTCTGGATTGGATTCGACAAGGCTGACATTAGTTAAAACTGGCGGAATAGTTGCTGAAGCAATCTGCTCAACTGTCCAGCTGAAATAAACTTCACCGACTTGCAATACACCAACATAAGTTTGATCAGATCCTGATTCTGGTGTGTCAGTATAAATTAATTTCCCAGACCAAACGCCGCCAGGCCCGGTCAGGCCTGAAGGTTGCGCAAAGCGATCACCGCCAGAATTAACAGACCACAGCACTGGCAAGCCTTCAACACCGCTTTTTGCTGTGATTGTCAATGTCTCAACTGAAACTCCGCTAGCGCCAGCAGGTTTTACTTCAATGCTTTCCAACACATACGGATCATCAACTGTGCCGCTACCACTTTGAAAATTAGGGCTAGCCGTAATGTCATCTGGATCTGGTCTGACATCTGTTGAGGGAAGCTGCGTTACCTGCCAGCGAAAATGCACTTCACCAATCTGCAGATCTCCGGTATAGATCTCGTCATCATCTGTCGGTGGCGTGTCTTGATAAAGCAGATGCCCAACCCACTTACCATCGGCATCAGTCAGAGTTTCAGGCTGTGCAAATCTGTCTCCAGCGCCGATGCTGTTGTCAATCCAGCGGACTAATTCGCCAGCGCTTGCACCGTCTTCTGCAATGGTGATGACCTGCACTGATTGCCCAGAGTTGCCTTTAGGTGCAACCAAAATCGGATTCAGCACATAAGGGTCTGCCTGTGTTCCGTTGCCACTGACAAAGTCAGGCACTGCCGTAACTTCATCAGGCGCGGGGTCAATCGGTCGAACCGGATCGATGCCCTGATGCACGGTCCACTGAATGTGGACATCACCAATCTGCAGCTTGCCGACATAGTCAATGTCAGAAGTAGTGGCTGGCACGTCTGTGTAAAGCAAGCGCCCAACCCATGCGCCATCAGGGCCAGTGATGCCAGACGGCTGCGTAAACCTATTGCCAGCGCCTGTGCTGTTATCGGTCCAGTTAACGGGCTGCCCTTCTGTTCCACCCGCTACAGCAATCCGCAGTTCTTCAACTGAAAACCCAGTTGCACCGCCAGGGCGCACATCAATGGTTTTCAGAATGAATGGATCCGCTTCAGTGCCGGTGCCGCCTTCAAAGCCAGGTGTTGATGTGATCTCGTCTGACTCTGGGTAAATCGGGCTTTTGCCAAACGAGTTTTTGACATCAGCGCCAGAAATTTTCTTGACCGCATCGGCGCGATTAACAAGTAGCCAATCGCTGTCCTGAATCGTTGCCATGAGTTCTACAGCCTCAGTTTTTTGTACGGTGTCGCCACGATTGACGATGAACTTGTCGCCTGCTTGAAGGTCTGCCATTAGCTCAGCTCTGCAATTGCGTCCCAGCTGCCAAGCGGCACAAAGTCCAGTGGCGTGTCAGCTGGTAAAGCACCAACATCACCAGCGTCAAGAACGACAATTCCCGTCTCACCATTGACCGACACAACGGAGCTTGGCGGCAGGTCAGTTGATGTCAGATACCCTGCATCGTTAGCCAACACGCTGACGTTGTCGCCTGGTTGCACAGCAGTGTCAGCTTTGCCGCCTTGCTCTGCTGATGCTGCACCGACATCGGTATAAGTCAGGACAACCGTGCCGACCTTGCCGTTAACGCTGCTAACAGGTGAATCACCCGCAGTACCTAGCTCAACCCAGTCGCTGCCGTTGTAGTAGTAAAGAAGCTCAGTATCAGTATCAAACCAAAGGTCTCCAGCACTTGGGCTGTCTGGAGCATCAGGCCCTGGCACCACACCACTGCCCGGCTCAATTTTGACAATGTTGTCTGCGTTGTCTTTGAACAACAGCATTGGAGATTGGCTGTTTGCTCCAATGCAAAGCTCTCCAATTTCAATGCTTCCAGCTGTAGGAACTTTGTCCTTTACAACTGAAGATTTAAGCTTCAGCGTTAGTGCCATTGCTGTTCAGCAAAGATCAACACCTGTGCAGGCGTGATCTTATTCTAACGAGCTAAAAAGTACCGCAATCAATCAATGTTGCTTCCTGCCAAGTGCTGTCGCTTTGCAATTGCAGCAAAGCTCCGGTCACGGCAGAGCCAACATTAACATCAATCAAGTCATTCAATCGTGTTGCGCCACCTCCACCTCCACCACCGTTTAAGGTGTTGATTCTTGACCAGCCTGCAGCAGCACCAGAGCACAGGCACCAATCACCAGGATTGTAGGATTCACCGGGAGTTTGCAGGATTTGATCACCTGCAGTCTCGATGACAAAATACGCGCCTGTTCGTTCATCGCTAGCGACAGGAATTGCATCACCAACTTTCAAGCCTTCAGATACACCAAATTGAGTGACCGCTGTGATTAGTCCAGTGCTGGCATCAACTAGGCCGCAGTAACGTAAATTTTCAGCGGACAAGCGACCTTGACCAATGCTCATCCATGAGTTGCCATTCCACATGTTGAGAGACGCTGTGCTCTCTTGGAACCACATGCAACCAACAAAATTGTCAGATGATGTTGTTGATGGCGTCCCTTCCTGGATATAGGTGATTGAGTAATCAGCCAGATGCTGCTTCAAAATCGCATCATTTTGAATCTGATCGCTTCTGACCTGCCCGTTTAACGTCGCAAGATCTAGCGTCCCGTTGATTTGGCTGTACTCAAGATTAGGAATATCACTGGCTTCAAGCTGCTTGCCTGCAGTGACACTGCCACGCTCATCAACCGTGACCTTGGTGTACTCACCAGCGACGACACCAGTTACAGACTGCGAAATTGTGCCGTCACCGCTAATGCTGATCCCATCGCCAGGCTTAACGCCACCGATTTGCCCTGGCGCAGCAGGAGGCAAATCTGATGCCTCAAGATTTCGCCCGGACTTGATTAGGCCGTGCTCGTCATAGGTGACAACTGAAGACGTTCCAGCAATGGCTGAATTGGCGATCCTTACGGCACCGTCAAGAGCAACCGACAACCCGCCATCAGCCGGGACGCTGACCGCTCCAGCTGTTGCTGCTGTTGCTGCTGGCAAGTCAGCAGGGACCAATGGCCTGTAACTTGGCGACTCTGTTCCACTGACCTGCGGCCCAGCTAAAACCGTGTTATGAGGCGCCTTGGGCAGCTTGGACAGCGGCACGTCATTAAGGTTGTCGCCATCAATGCCACCAGCAAGCTTGGCATTGGTAACGCTGCCGTCTTGCAGCTTGGCTCCATCAATACCGTTTGCCAGCTTGGCATCGGTAACACTGGCGTCTTGATACTTAGGCGTTGAGCAAGCATTGTTCTGCAACGCATCAGTGTCAACGCTGCCGCTTCCGAGTTCAGATGCACCAATGGCATTCGGTGCAATTTCATCAGCGGTCAGCGTGTTCTGCTGCAGTTTGATTGCTGGAATGCTTCGATCCTGAACGTGCGTTTGCCCGTTAACAGCATCACCCTGCAGATGGTTTGAGCCAATCTGCCCATCATTGATCTTGTCGCCTGTAATCCCACCTACTAGCTGGTCATTGGTGATGCCGCCAATGAGCTTGTCACTAGAAACACTTGCGTCTTGAAGCTTGCTGCCGTCAATGCCAGCTGCAAGCTTTTCATTAGTGATGTCGCCTGACAGCTTGTCGTTGGTAATGGCTGCATCAACGACATGAACCGTATTGACGCTGTTTGGCGCTAGCTCGCGAGCGGTAATGCTGTTCTCCGCAAGCTTGTCGCCTGATATTGATCCATCAATGATCAGGTCACCGTTGATAGTGTCTTCGGGGACTTGCCCCAGCGCTTTGCTGATCAGCGCTGACGCTGTGACCTTTTTGGTTTCTGATGCTGAAACATCAGCAACTGCCAAGACATCAATGGTTGCGTCAAGCTCTGCGCTGTCTAAAACGGCCAGATCTGTTATGCGCTTGTCAGCCACAGCGAAGCACCGAACCTTTTGTATCCATTCTAAAGAGGCAAATCAACCAAAATTCCTGAACTGTTTTCCTGCACAATCTTGTCTAGCCCGCCAACTTCTTGTAGTAGGTAGCTGGTCGGGTAACTATACAACAACTGGATTTGATCGGTAGTAACAAATTCAATGCGACTGTGAATGATGTCATCAACGTCAACAGAAGATGCAACATTGCTAATCACGCAATTGCAAAGATAAAAAAGCTCTGCTTTATCAAATTCTGGACTTAGATCAACTGGCAATGTATCACGACGCTTTAACAGGAAAACGCCTGTAAAATTTGCACCAATTTCTTGCCGCAATGCAAGTTGATGCAAATACATTGACCGCTCATGGTCATCGTGCGAACCACATTTCTCTTTGCCTGCAGTAAACAAGCAGTCAAGAGCACCGCTGCCACTGACAAGCGTTGCCATATTTTTTGCAAACCCTTCGCCGAGTGGCGTAATGTCTGCCACATTTCGATTAGTGTCCAACTCCCAAGAAGTTGTTTGAGCCAAACAACGTTGATTGTCTGCAACTAATTGAACACGCACCCGGCACCGTTCTTTCACCGCCTCCATTGGCATCGCGTTATTCACGTTGCCATCTAGAGCGTCTTTCCATTGGTGAAACAACCGCACACCACCAATAGGATCGACGTTTACATACCATTGCCCATCGGGAAAACGAACACGACCACCCCACGCACCTTCTGCCAAAAATGGCAGCGGGTCTGATAGCAATCCACCATTCTCATCAACATGCGCGATCGATACATAATCACCAGTCACTAACGCTGAGACTGCACGATCAGCTGACATCCGGCGCGCTGGCGCATCTACATCACCAGCTTCAATCCAAACGTATGCCGGTCCTGTCTTTGCTCGCTCTAAGCGCAGACCGCCGCCATAGCCGTGCCAAATAGCCATTAGCCAATAGTGCAGGTGGTAAGGCTGCCGCTCACTGTGAAACTGATTTCAGCGGTCACTATTCCGCCTGCGGATGCTGAGATTGAAACCGACGGCAGCAAACAACCAAACTTGACTGCATGCGTTGCCGCTCCGTTTTCGTATCTCAGTTCAAGCTCATGCGTCGGTTCGGTTGGCGTCTGCGTCGTGCGCATCACATCAGTCATCAACCCGCCACCATCAATCTTTGCTTGTTCGCCCTCGTAGTACAACAACGTACAAGTGCCGCTGTAACTCTGTATGCCGTAGACATAAGTTCTGGCAAAATCACCAAGCGTGGTTGTTTCAAGCGCGTCAGCAGCACCTTGAAACGACCAACCAGTGATTTTTCCGACTTTATTCCCGTCTGCATAAAGAGCGCCGTCGATGCCAGTAAATTGCTTTGCCATTACAAGACAGAAACCAATTGGACGCTTACGGACATAATACCGGGGCTGACAGCATTAATTGCTGGGACGCTTTCATAGCGCCACTCTTGTTCCGCATTAACTGCAGACAGGTAATCAGACCAGCCTGCCCACACTTCAGGCGGCAACGTAAAAGCCAAAGCTGTGCCTTGCCTTCCGTACCAATGATCAAGAACCTGTTTAACTATTGCTTCGCTGATATTTTGGAAACTTATTGAGCAAGTATGCGACACCGGAGCACTGCCCGTGATAACTCGCGTCTCTTTGCCTGACATTGCTTTGAAGCTTGTGAGAGGGACTAACCCAGGAGAAAAGTTCCGGCTAGATGGCTTAAGAGCGGGGAAAATCATGAGATAGCAATTGAGCCTGTGTCAATTTCTTGAGCAACCAAACTTACTCCGTTTTCATCAACAGGAAAGTGCAGTAACTCTAGCTGCACTGTACCGTTTTGCCCTTCATTTACTGATTCAACCTGATACATCACTGAATCAGTAATGCCTGCACCTTCACTGGTTTCAAGATTCAAATTAACGCGGACAATATCGCCGGGCTTAATGGCTCTGCCTTGCCGCCCAATGCTCAGCTGACACGCATGTGTTGTGTGCCGACGCTTGGCAAGGATATAGCGAGCAGCGTAAACAGCATGCTCACCCCTGCAGCAAAACTCTGTCATGTCATGCTGCTCAAATGGTCCTGACAATGCCGTGCCTGGATAGCGTGCCTCAATAGTTACTTGCTGTCCAATCTGTGCTGTTGGCTGGTCGCGGTAAACCATGACAAGGCAAACAGGTCGACGTTCCTTGTTTGACATGTACTGGCGCGTATAAGACCCTTCTACGATTTGATCGCTTGTAATAACAAACGTCGGCTCAATAGGCGTTGTCTTAAACCTGCCGTTGCTGGCAAGAGGACAGACAGGCATCAGCCCATACTTGCCATCGACTTGCCTTGCTGACAACAAGAAGTAAGGAGCTGTTCGCGTGACCCATTCAGACAAGCTATTAGTTGTTTGCAGAATGCCGTTAAAGAAAATGCTATAAGCTTGATTCATTTGCGCCGATAATCTCAGCGCTTCAGTGTCAATCTGATCTTGCTGCAAAATCTTTGTCGTTGACATCAAATAGTTGACCAGATCCGCATACAAGCGGCTAGATCCGGTTTCACCATCTAGCAACCTTTCAACTTGTATGCCTTGTTCAACAAACACATGAGCTTGCAAAAAACGATCAATGCCGACAGGGCGCAACTCAAGAATATTGCCTTCGACACCGCACATAGTTAAATCGCGCAACCCGCCCACAAGCTGCTGTTCTCCACCAGGCAAATCAGGCAAAACCAATTCTGTGTAAAGCGTTTGTGTGATAACGCTTGAGATGTTTTGCGTCACACTGCCTTGATAAGTGTATCTTGCAAATCCATTGCTATTTGGGACGCTGGTTGGATAACTGCTTAAATATGAGCTGTTGAAATTTGCCTGGCTACCGTTTGGATCTGGGATAACATACTGCGGAACTGGTTTATTCCTTTCGGAATACATATTAGAAAAAGTTAGCCGATACTTGTCAGGCTCTAAGCCATCAATAAGCAAAGAAGAAGTTCCATTTTGCACCCAGACTTGCCCCGAAGTTATAACCTCTTCATCGCTCACCCTTACTAAAGCCCAATCCATTCTGACTTCACTTGTCTGTGACCATGAAGCTTGCAAGTGATGCTTTTTCATATCAAACCTGCGAGCACACGACCTAATGCCACACCGGGGATCAACAATGTTGCAAACCTCCCACGTAGCTTGCCCGCTATTCATAAGCTGATTCAAATCAGATTGTGTTGTTTGTCCTCTCCATGGCGAACCGCTGCCATACCTGCTTACTTGATATGTGATTTGGCAGGTTGAACTGTCCCAACTCAAAATCTCGTCTAAATAGACTTCGCCCCCAAAGCCGCCAACAATTGTTCCAGAACCGCTGACACTAATTTGTGACTCCCAAGCAACATTGATTTTTCTGCAATTATTTTCTGTTGTGAATGTCCCTATCCCTTGCGGACCTGCCTTAATAACTGTCTGTGTCCAACCCAGCTCAGCGCCTGGAACATACTCAAGATCTAAACACTCTGGGATCTCCTCGTAAGCAGTGCAAAAATTTGCTGAATCGTCTTGCGTCAGCAATTTTTCCTGACCCCAAAACACATTCTCTGGATCAATACCGGTCAGCTCGCCTTGGCTGAGCAGATACATCATTGACAGGCGTTCACCTTCAAGACCCAGTTGCACAAGCTTGGGGCTTACCCACACCCCACCGTTTACACCTTGATCATTGCCAAACTCTCCACGGCTGCAAAACACCATTGGCACGGTCTCACCAATCAATGCAACGCTTTGCTTGCGATCTAAATCGCTTTGCTGCGTTAGCGCATCGCTGGTTTCATCAAATCGCCTGACAGTGCTGACAGCTGCTGACGGATTCTGGGGATACGCAAATTTCATAAGCTAGGCAACCGTCCAACCAGGCTCGTCGTAATACGTCGGCCTGGGATTTCCCCGTTAATTGCATCCATGGCTGCGCCAATAGCAACTGACAATTCTGTTGGGGTCATGGTCATTGTTTGAACCTCACCAACAAAACGCGCAACTAGCTGCATCTCTTGCATTGTAGTTGGCATCTCCTGCTGAATTTCTTGCTCGTACAAGCGCACATCGGCTAAATACTCGTTTTCAATAGCAGTCAGAAAAAAGCTGATGTCATCTGCCAATGTTGGAAGCAGCAAGGTAATCCCGCCTTCATCAGCCGAGCGGTTTAAAAGTATTTCACTGGTGTTAAAACTTTTAGGGGCAAAGCCTTCAATAGTCCGATCCATCCAGAAATTTTGCCATTGCGCTTTGGTCTCACTGTCTTTGTAAAAACGAATTTGTGCTGCAATTGCTGTAGTCATCAAGTAAGACCAAGACTTAAGCGAGTGCTAGATGAGCGGCGCAAGTTGTTGTTTACAGCAGTAACTGCTTGCTGAACAATGCCATTGACATCTTTTTGATTCACGTACTGATTGCCGTCAAAATTCATCGTAGAGCCTGAATAATTAACCGAAACATTTCCACCCTGTCCGCCTGAGCCTTGTGCAACCCATTCTCGATGCGCTGCCATCAATTGGGCATTACGTTCGTTATAAGCTTGCGCTTGGATTTGTCCCAATTGATGATCTCGCATTTGATTCAGCAGTTTGTTGTAAGTCATTTCGCCACGACCAACCCCGCTTGAGTCCCAGTTAATATGCCAATCGCCGTTGTTGCCTTGCACCACACCACTGTTTGCGCTGTGTTTTGACAAAACTGCGTTTACGGTTTCTTGTGACACGTCTGCACCCCAGCTGCTTGTTTGAGTGACCTTCTGTCCATGGTTGACGCGGTAACCGCCACCAGAAGACGCTGCCCTTTGTACTGCTGCTGCTGCACGCTCAGCTTGCGTGGCTGCTTGCCCCATATTGCTAGCAAAACTGCCTGCAGAATTTGCAGCGCGTTCAGTTTCGTTAGCAACAATATTCTGTTGATATGCCATCTCTGCAGTGTTGATTTTGCCTTGTAATAGCGCGTCAATTTCTTTATTTTGCAATTTCGCAAGCTCTTGCTTCAGCTTCAACTGTGTTGCTGCTTCTTCAACTGCTGCGCCAGCCAGTTCTAACGCTTTCTGATGTTGCTGATTAGCCACGCCATCAGCTTCTGCTAATGCAACTGCAGCAGCTATTTCACGCTCTTTAAGCTGCAGGAATTTAAGCTGTGATTCAACCTTGCGGACAGACTCAGCAACTGCCGCCTTAGCTGCCTCTGCTTCAAGCTCAGCCTGGCGAACAGTTAACTCATAAATTGCCTCTGCGGCTTTAATGCGTTCTTTTTGCGTCTTAGCGCCATCTAGCTGCGCTTGAGCCTGATCCAATAGCGTGCCAGTGATTGCTTGCTCAACCTTGTTGCGCTGCTGCGCAATCTCAAAAGTCATTGATGCAATTGACTCTTGCTTTTTTGCTTGTGCGTCTAACTCTGCAGAAACTTGTTGAATCACGTTGCCATAGTCTTTGGCTGCATCTGCTGTCCCGTCAGTTGCTGCCTTTAACTGTTCCATTGCTGTAGTGACTTCATCTGTTGCGCCAGCGTTCTTTTCAATTTCTTCTGTGTTTTTCTCAGCTTCCTTGGTAGCGCCATCAATTGCTGCACCTAAACCGTAATAAACACCAACACCAACACCTACCGCCGCAATGGTTGTCGCGATAGTTGCGGGGTTAAGGATTGCCATCAACGTAGCTTTTGCTGCTGCTGCAGCTTTTGTGGCAGCAGCCCAAAGCGAAGTTGCTGCAGCAATACCTTTTACCGCTATTGCATACGCCTTAAACACAAGTACAGCTGAGCCAATACTTGCGGTGATTTTTACTAATTCAGCAAAATTGCTAGTAATTAAATTAACGGCATCAGCGATACCATTAAGCACCGTAATTAACGGCTTTGCACTGCCTCCCACTTCTAGCGTGAAATTTGAAAACGCAGTTGTAACACGTTTCCAAGCGCCCTCAATTGTTGCGGCTGCAATCTTTTGTGCGTCTACTGCTGTGCCAACTGCGTTCTCTTGATTTTTAAGCAGCTGTTCAGCTTTATCCAAGTTGTTGAGCAACGGCAACATTGCTCTTGCGCCTTCTATGCCAAATGCCTTGATAACTTGACCAGTGCTCAAGCCAGCCGCATCAATCTTTTTCAACGTTCCAATCAATCCATCTGCTTTTAGCGTTGCGGCAGAGATAGAAACGCCAGTACCTTCTAATGCTTTTGCCGCTTCTCCTGATGCCAACCGGGCAAGCGAAGCAGCAACACCGGTAAACGCTTGCTCAGCTTGAACACCAGAGGCAGTTGATTGCGCAATTGCCGTGTTGACTTCAGCCAACGGCACGCCAAGGGCTGCCGCCGCTGAAGCGACCTTACCAATGTTTTGCGCGTACTCAGCAACAACAATTTTGCCGTCATTCTGTGTCTGCACAAACTGATCCATTACCTTTTCTGCTTCTGCAGCTGACAGTCCGTAAGCATTCAGAACAGAAGTCAGGGCATTGCCTGCCGTGTTCAAGTCTGTAAAACCGCCAGCGGCGCCTAATGCAGACGCCTTCAATACTTTCGCATTGTCAGCAGCATCGCTAAATCCGGCAGATGCCACGTCATACGCAGCCGCTGTTAATTCGGCAACACTGGCAGAACCGTTTAGCTCTCGACTGACATCCTTCAGATTTGCAACCAAAACATCAGACGCAACGCCAAGAGTCTTGAGCTTGGCAACTGCAAAATCTTGACCGCTAATCGTCTTAAAAGCTGCAGTAAGAGCCGCTGCGCCACTGGTCAATGCAACCAATGGGCCAAGAGCGCTTTTCAACGCAGTGCCGAGCGTCTTTATTCCACCGCTTGCAGTCGCTGAAGACTGTCCAAACTTACGGATATTGTTTGACGCTTTATCAACGCTGCCCTGCGCTTTTTTTGCAGCATCAGAAACCTTGTCAATGCTTTGCGACGCAGCCTTGATTTGACTGCCGCCTTGCGTCTTAAAAACCAAGTCAACAGCAAACTGCGTTCCCGCCATAGCTGTTGACTCATACTCATGTCAGTCTAACGGTTCTGTTTAATTGCTTCCTGTTGTTGATCAGCTTGCAGCTCATAAAATGCAGACCACAAGCCAAGTTCAGCCGCTGTCATCCGCTGGCGAAGCTCTGCCAGCGTCATGCCTAGCTTTTCAGCAATCATCATTTGAAAGTACAGCTCACCGTTATCGCTGAGCTGCTGCTTTAGTTTTTTGCTTCTTCCTCCCCTTCGCCTTCCTCTTCGCCGGTCTTGTCTTTCAGCAGCAACAGCATGGCTGATTCAAGAGCAGCAATTGGCCATTCATTTTTCAGCTCTGCATACTGCCCAGCCTGAAACATGCGCTTGCCATCTTTCTTGCAAGCTTTTTCAATCAACAGCTTTAAGGCAAACTCATTGGCATCACCTTCTTTGCGCTGATTCGCTTGAACCTTGGTGCGCTGCTCCATGGTCAAAAAGGAAGAGTAAAACTCGACCTCCTGCCCTTGATAATCAAAAGAGCGCTTCACTAAACCTTTATCAACGCCACTTAGCAAGGCGGCTAATTCGATTGCCATACGTAGGCGGAATGACTCTTCGACACTATAGGCACAAGAAAAGGGGCTTAAAAGCCCCTTTCCCCTGCCGTTGAGTCAGACGACTTACTCAGGATAATTAGACAGTCACGCCAAAGATCGCGTCTGGAGCTTCTGCCACGGCGAAATTGACTTCTGCCGCAATGGCATCAGACGTGTTCACAGTGATCGAGAAGCCAAGCAAATTCAAGTAACCGGCGTAATACATTGACGAGCCATCATCAACGGTGCCGCCAGCACCTGCCACCGCGCTGATATACAGCTTGGCGTAAACACGAGAATCAACCATGATTGAATCCTGCAGCAGACGCATGCCCATAGTGGACTGATCGCCTGTAAACAGAATTGTCATGCTGCCTTCACCTTCAAGGAAGGTGCCCTGACTCTTGCGAACAGGTGCAACCTTCGCGCCACCAGTGCCAACAGCACACGGAAGAGT